CCCACACTCCTTCGGTTTATCGGATTTTCCGATACATCCGAACCTTAGGTACCCAGGCCCAAGGCGTTTCATCGTGTCCATGGCTGGAAGCACGATAGGCGTAACGCTTATCTAGACGAATCCCACGTGGGATACGGCCATGAGCTTCAACCTGAGTATCTGTCACCGACATATGATAATATGCCTGTTCCAAGTGGTACAGGTCTGACTCTTTGTCTCGCTTCGTTTTAAGCCTCGGATGGTACGTTAGGACGCAAGTCCTACGTTCTCCGAAGACTGCTCGGCTTTCACCCCGAGTAACTCCACGATTAGATATTATCCCAAGATATGGGATATCTCCGCCATAATCCTCGAACAAAAGTTCCGGCTTCGCAAGCTGAAACTCTCTCCTCGCTTTAGATTCCTTCAACTTGCCATTCCTCTTCTTTGGGGTGTGCTGTGCAACAAGCATTTTACTCGTCTTCAGCTTTCTCACACCAAACCGATAAAGGGTTGGAAAGTTGTGGATAAAAGCAAAGTTCGTCAAGGACCTCCAGCCTTCAAAGGCTGCATAGTCTAGAAGCCCTCCATCATTCGTGACGGGAGGCGTAAAGCGAACTGGGGTTATATCTTGGCCCCACAAGGCGAAAATACCACATGCCTCACGAACGGCATCTGCCGCAAAGAAGGATTTATCCTCATTTGTCGTGAGTCCAGACATCTTTAAAAGCTTTAAGACGTCTGATGTGGCTATAGCGGGGATTATTATGTCATCCCCGAAGACTTGAACGTTTTTGAAGTAATGCGCGATGTTAGAGCCTGCTCGAGCATATCCGTCGGGACGTAAATACTCCCGCAGACATATGATCAGATCTTCTGGCACAAGTCCGTAGTCTTTTCTGTACAGAGAAATACATGTACCGAGAACCGCAATAGCGGTGAAGACTAGGGTTTGTACTGGAAAGGTCAGAGCAGAGCCCATACCATCATACATTCCGAATTCCTGTATGGAATCATCAACTTCAGCTTGCCAAGCTCTACCCGACATAATCAAATGCAGGAAGTTACCGCTAAAAATAGCAGTAACCAGATCAGAAGAAAGCGTATCGGACGCCGATTTCAAATCAATAGTTATTGGTTTGCTGTCGTCGAGCCCCGGTTTGGAACCTTCTACAGCCAAGTCCTGCGACCTGGTCTGCGAGTCAAAAGATACAAATCGACTTGCATTCACAACGCGATCATCGTCGACTATCTTATAGATAGCGCGCTTCACAGCTTGTTGCGCATACATGTTTTCCGGAGGTGCCATTGTTATGACACGTACCGACTTTGCATCTTTTTTCACGATCTTCACTACAGCATCACGAGGACGCGCTAGCAAAGTAGAAAGACCATGGGTCGATGGGTGGTTTACTATCTGATTCGTTTGGAGAGTCGGCTTAAAATTCGCCTCTTTCTCGTGAATCAGTTTCCAGCCTCCACTGGTGGAACCCGGGCCATGCTTGCCAGAAATTACATCGGTAAGCAGACTCTCATCGAATAACCATGTTATGGTTGCGCGAAGCGGTTTCGTTATGTATAAAGGAGGATATTCTCTGTTGAGCACTTCTACCTGATTAGTCACCCAAGTTGTTTCAGCTGGGCCAACTAGGTCAGGCCGCGTAAGTGGTATTTTGGCAAGAAAAACATGCCAATTGTAAATCCACCTAACGTGTTTAAAGAAATCGGGGTGCTCAACTGTCATGTCTTGCAACTTGAGGATCGCCAAATGTAATGGTGATTTTGCTAGATCTGCAGCGGGCTCGAAAGTGAGCTCGGTTCCGCGCGTACCTCTTTTCCTAAAGGACGTAAGGAACGCATGACCCAACTTTGACCAATTGACAATCGACGGGATAAAACCGTAAAGCCTAGTATCGGAAAGAACATTCGATAACCAGGTTCTAACGAATTTACGCCTGTCGCGCGTCTTCAAAGTTTCAAAAAGCGGACAATCATAGAGGACTGAAGCCAGCGCACCTAAAGCATCTCGTGCGTAATCGGTTTCAGATGACAACGGCAGATCAATGGGTGCTTTTAAGGCCCATTGTGCAACGAATGCCAGCGGATCCATGACGTCTTTGCCCATAAGCTTTACATTAATCCAATGGTGACAAGCCAGCAATGGCTGCCATCAGAGGCTCATATGTAGGAGCTGCGGCAGCATTCTGTTTGAACATGAATGCTAACGCTTCGTAGACCAATTCATAGGTCGTCGTAAGCGTCAAGAAGTCGATAGTTTCAGGATCGCTTGGCACAGTGGTACCAGCGCCGCTCCATAAAACCTCAGGATAGCTTGACCCATTTGTCAGAGTGATAGTGGCGTAATGCCAAATATTCACCTTGACCTCATACGCTTCTGCGGGAAAGGAATCAGTCGACATGTATGTCGTATTGAGAGCCGACCGTTGGAAACGCTTCTGAGTGACTTGAATACCTACAAGTGATTTCTGGCTAGAAGTACTGCCAGTAAGATCACTACGAAGGTAGAAAGTCCAGTTGGGATGAGCTTCTTTGCCGCCCGGGAAGTTTTGAAACAAGCCTCGACCGTGTTTACTGACCCAATTCTGGGCAGCGATCCAATCAATGAGCTTGTACTCGTTAGCAGGGACCGTTAAGGCGTTAGCCTGAATAACGGTTGCTCCGAGTCCGGACGGTAGTGCTGGGTATGAAATGGCAGTAGCCATCATATTACCTTTCTGGGTAAAACCCTAGATCAGTTTCTTTCAACGGGTAATGTTTTCGAACATTGGCTAAGTTGATTCGAGCCCTGTGATCACTTGCGAAATTGCAAGCGGGATCGCAATCTGTGGAAAGCCTGGCGCCTCTAGCCATGAGTCGCCGATCGGGTCTATAAAGATTTCGGTCAGATTCGTCCGAAGGAATGCATCAATGCATCTCCCGTCTGAAATCATGAGCTGTATCCGAACCGTATGACCAATACGGGAAGGAAATGGCATAGCAGAGAAATAACTCTGCGCATGCTCGATTGTCTTGCCGACGGGAATTTTCCAGTCGACAACAAACGACATCCTAGTGGTTTGATATAAGCCAAGCGGTGACGGTATAATACCGGACCGCGTAAGCCAATTCGAATTCACGAGGAATGTTGCGAGATCTTGAAAAGACGGTTTCATCGTAACTTCCGAGCGGAAGTCAACGCGGAACCATGTTATCTCGATCGCGGGCACCTGGATTCCTATATGCCATAAAGAATCGGCAATAAAGGATTTCAAGGTAGGACGGAGGTCTTGTATGTCAGACCCTTCGAACGACATGGCACCCTCCCCTTTAACAGGGATAATGGCCTCATCAGCAAGCTTGCCGATGGCGTCGACAGTGGGTCTCAATGCGAAATTGTACATTAAGATCCCCCCCGTTATAAGCTTGAGACAGTACCAGGCTTGTCCTGCTAGACCGCTTTTAGTCATAACGCGGTATAGGTTTCCACCTTCTGTCCAAACAGTTTTGAAAAGTCCTAGAGTTTGAGAGATTTCGGTAAAGTTTTCGAAATTTTTCGATAACTCAGGAAGAACTTTCCCTAATGCGTGCGATTGAGTGTGGTAAAGACCACCTGTCGCACCCATGATCCTCTGAGGCATAGCATGTTCCAGACTGATTGAGTCTGGCTTGCCAGCTATCGCGGGATCCTCGGTGGTTAAATACTTAGGAAAGCCATAGGCGTGGTCAAACCACCCATGGTCGATCTTAGTATTATACTTCCCCACTCCGACGTTTTCGAGTCCAAACAAGGTTACTTTGAACGCGTCATTGTTGGAGGGGTCAGTGATTCTTTGGATCTTTACGGTGAGAGATGAGATCTTTAAATTGACAGAACTCGGATAACTCACGTAAAGGATGTCTTTCATTTCGTAGGTAATGGTGTCGTTGGTGATGACGAGAGAATTTAGAACAAATTCACCGTATCTATTCAACGACCCCACTAACCGCTTAAACTTCTGACCTACGTGAGGCTGCAAAGCTCGGGCATTGAACCGTAGCTGATCAAATGATATATGATCAACAAAGCCAACACCGTTGCGAAGTCGCGTAAGCTGGAAATAGACATCGCTAATCCCCGCAGGCAAGGAAAACGCCTGCATTAAGTCTACAACACGAACAGGATCTTTACTTATAAAGCTTGTTTCGCCCCACATATGCAGTGCACGGCGGGCATTCCAAGTAGGAATACCCCAATTTTGCCGGCGCTTTATGTGGCGCATAGCCAGGACGTGAAACAAGAGCCGGATGCCGTACAGGTATGTTGATCGATGAGAGACTCCCGTTTTAGAGGGGTTCTTATCGACCACTTGTACGAGCTTCCGATGTCCTGTGACCTCGTAGTGATAATTTGCGAAGATGTGGAGAATCGGATCAGCAAAGAACGCCCAGGACAAGTAGTACCAATAGGTACCATACTTGTATGCCTGAGAAATCAATGCTAGAAACGGTTTCCCGCCCACCGCATTTACCTCGTAAAGATACAAAACATTTTTCGCCATTGTCGATCCTTTAGATAAATAAATATGATTGTTCGCGAACTTACTAGACAACATAATTGTTGAATAGTTAGGAAGACCCCGAAGGGCCTCCCAGGTAAAGTGGACACATGCGCGTAACAACGCATGTAGAGACTAGATCCTGTGGACCTATACACATACTTTTGTAAAAGTATTAGTATATGCTGATCCTTAGCAGATTAACCTTATTCTCGGTAGGTAATCACTCCTACATTGAATAAGCGCTAAAGCTCAAAGGTCTGGACCCCGCAAGGGG